TTTTGATCCAGAATTATTAGGTTTAATACAGGTAACTGTTGGTAGATCAGAAGAAAAAGAAAATCTGATAGCAGAGGTAAATAAAATTATAGAGAATTCATAAATATTTGTATAATGGCGAAACCCACTACAAGACAAGAATTTATCAACTATTGTTTTAGATCTCTCGGAGCTCCTGTATTACAGATCAATATAGACCCCCAACAAGCTGAAGATAGATTAGATGAAGCTTTAGAGTACATGTTTGAACGTCATTTTGACTTTAATCAACGTGCACTTTATGTATATCCTATCACACCTACTGATATTGCTACTAAATCTTTTAATACTACAACTTTTGGAAATGCATTAGGTGCTACTGTAAAAACTAATGAAGACGGTTCAACGGGATACTGGCCTGCAGCAACTGATATTAGAACAATAACTAAAGTTTTCACACCAAGTAGTCAGGTTGGTGATTATATGTTTGATTTGAGATATCAAATGACTTTATTTGATTTCTTTGGTCTTTACAATAGTCAGAGTGCTAATACGTCTGGACCTATGGCAGCATATTTGGAAGCCATGAGTTATATTAAGTTAATAAATGATGTGTTCAACTATCCAGTATCTTACACATATACCCGTACAACCGATACTTTATTTTTAGATACAGATTATTCAGCATTATCGAGTGGAGGATATTTGATGGTAGAGGCTTATGTTCAGATTGATCCATATAAGTATCAAAAAGTTTGGAGTGATAGAATCTTTAAACGATATTTTACAGCACTTTTAAAGAAACAATGGGGTCAAAATTTAATTAAATTCTCAGGAGTTCCTTTACCTGGCGGGGCTATGTTAAATGCTGCAGCAATATTAAATGAAGCCGTATCAGAACTTAGAGAAATTGAACTTACCCTACTAAAAACACAGGAACTACCTGTGGACCCAATGATAGGATAAAATGGCAGTTAATCCTTATTTTTATAATTACGGGAATGAACAAAATCTTGTTGAAGATATGACTATTGAAATCATAAAAGCAACTGGTCAAGATTGCCTATATGTTCCTAGACAGTATCTTAATATAGATAAACTATTTGGTGAAAACCCAGCTTCATCATTTACAAAAGTATATACTATTGAAATGTATTTACAATCTTATAAAGGATTTGAAGGTACTGATATTATATCTCAATTTGGAATTGAGATTAAAGATAAAGTTACATTAGTATTTGCAAGAAAACGATTTAACGAAGAAATTACAGTTAATGACACAACAATTACTAGACCACGTGAAGGTGATCTTATTTATTTTCCTGCATCAAAGTCTCTCTTTGAAATAAATTTTGTAGAACACGAAAATCCATTTTATCCATTAGGTAAATTATATTCATATTATATAACTGCTGAACTATTCACTTATAGCTATGAAAAGATTAATACGAATATTACAGCTCTTGATAATGTATCTACGACAACTAAGGGTCTATCTGGTGGTGTAATAATTCCTCTTAATAATATTCTAGGTACGACTGCTGGAATAAATGATATTATAGATGATGAAGCAGACTTGTTTAATGTTGACAAAAATGAACCGTGCTAATAGGAAGATAAATGTTTAATTACTTTTATAATCAAAATTTAAGAAAACTTGTAGTTGGATTTGGATCGCTCTTCAGTAATATTGATGTACAACACACCAATCCCGATGATGCTGTTACTCCCTTAACAATTCGTGTTCCCATTACTTATGCACCTCAAGAAAAATTTATTAGAAGATTATTAGAAACTTCTTCAATAAATGATGGTACTCGTATTGAAAATCAACTTCCTAGATTAAGTTATATGATGTCATCAGTTACCCCTGATCCATCTAGAAGAAGAAATAAATCTAATAATACTAAAACTATGGCTGGCACAGCTGGTAACTGTACCGGTTCTACTGCTGGTATTATATCACAAGAAGTACCAGTAAACGTTTCTTTTTCATTATTTGTCTATACACGACATTTAAATGATACTTTACAAATTGTAGAACAAATTATTCCATATTTTAATCCAGATCATATTATAACAATTGATATGAATAGTGCACAGAGTGATGTTCAAATCCCTATAACTATGCTAAGTAATAATATAAGTGAACGATATGATGGTGATTTTGGAAATCGTAGAGTCAATATTTCAAGTTTTAGTTTTGTTGCAAAATCATATATCTTTGGTGCGGTTGACACAAAGAATGTAATTACTAGTGTAGATGTACCTGGAATAACATTTGATTTTGATTATAATTAATATGAGTTAGTTGTTATGAATATAAATAAAAATTTGTCTAATTTTTTTAATGTTTCCGAACCTTCGGAAAAACCAATAGTAGAAAAGAATACTACTGGTGGAACTTTTGATAATAACAATTTTCAAAAAGATTATGAATTAGCACAATCAAATTATAAAGATTTATTGGGTTCTGGTACTATAGCACTTGAAAGTGCTCTTAAAGTTGCAACTGAATCAGATTCTCCAAGAGCATTTGAAGTTGTTGCAATTTTACTTAAAACTATGTCTGATTTAAATAATAATATGTTAGACATACATAAAAAAGCTAAAGATACTACTGCACAAAAAGTTCAAGTAAATCAAACTAATAATTCAGTGTTTGTTGGTTCAACAAAAGATCTTCAAAATTTATTAAATAAAGATCGAAGTACAGAAAAAATTATAGAAGCTGAAATAGTAAATAAAGATGAGCTTAAATAATAAAAATCAAGGTTATAGAAATAACCCAAAACTAAAACCTCCTGGTATAGAATTACAATATACCAAAGAGCAATTAGATGAATATATAAAGTGTGCTAAGGACCCTGTATATTTTTGTACCAAATATGTAAAAGTAAAAACACTTGATAAAGGTATAATGCCTTTTAAGTTATATGATTATCAGGAAAAATTTGTTCAATCCATTCATGATAATAGATTTACAATTTCTAAATGGCCTCGTCAGTCTGGAAAATCAACATCAGTTATTGGGTATATTGCCCATTATGTTACCTTTAACCAGTCTGTCAGTTGTGCTATTCTTGCAAATAAATTAAAGACTGCAAAAGACGAATTATTTGCCAAACTTCAATTAGCCTATGAAAATCTACCACATTTCTTACAACAGGGCGTAGTAGAATGGAATAAGACGAGTTTTAAATTAGAAAACGGGTCTAGGGTGGTTTGTGATGCAACATCCTCCTCAGCGATCCGTGGTGGCTCGTATAACCTATTGTTGTTAGATGAGTATGCGTTCTTACCTTCACATATTGCTGAAGAATTCTATTCTTCCACATACCCGACCATTTCAGCAGGTTTAACTACCAAATTAATAATTGTTTCTACTCCAAATGGTATGAATCATTTTCATAAACTTTGGGTAGATGCTAACCGTCCAATTGGTCATAAACTTAAAAATAGATTTGTACCCATTGAAGTTGATTGGACTCAAGTTCCTATTACCCCAGGTGGACCACCCCGAAATGCTGAATGGGCAGAAGAACAGATTGCTAATACAAGCCAAGAACAATTTAATCAAGAGTATGGTTGTAGTTTCTTGGGATCTTCTAATACTTTAATTTCATCAACAAAATTAAATTTATTAGCAGCAGAAGAGTTTTTATCCGAAAATGCAGAAGGTCTAAGAATTTTTGAAGAACCAATAAAAGATAAAATATATTTCTTACAGGCAGATGTATCGAGAGGACAGGGTGCTGATTATTCTGCTTTTTCAATTATAGAAGGATCAGAAAGCCCATACAAAGTTGTTGCAACATATAAAAACAATACCATAAGTCCTTTTAATTTTCCACAAGTAATCAAAGCTGCTGGTGACAAATATAATGATGCTTTTGTATTGATTGAAACAAACGATCTTGGTGCTCAAGTATCCCATGTTTTGTATAATGAACTAGGATATGAAAATTTATTGATGACTAAAGTTTTGGGTAGAAAGGGTCAGGTTCTATCTCAGGGATTTGGTGGAGTTGGAAAAAATGAAATGGGAATACGTACTACTGCACAAACAAAAAAACTAGGATGTGCAATATTAAAGCGTTTAGTGGAAGAAGATAAACTTTTATTAAATGATGACAGAATCATACAAGAATTAATGTCGTTTATTTCCAGATCCAATACATATAAGGCAGAAGAAGGTCAACATGATGATTTAGTTATGACCTTAGTATTCTTTTCTTGGCTTTCTAGACAGGAATACTATAACGATTTGATTGAAAGTGCTAAATTTTCCTATGCTAAACCAGAAAATGTAAATGATGATAATGTGCTTTTTATGGAAAATAGTGAGCATGCAGAAGATAAAGAACAATTTTCAGATGGTGAGGTAGTTTGGTATCCTACTTAAAAAAAGTATAAATATTTCTAATAGATAAGGTACCCTATGCCCAACGCAATTCCGACTTTAGGATCATTTTTAAACTCAAGCCAATATAATACCAATGTAACTTCTGGTAATCCATTGGTAGCCGCAATTGTAGCTGGTTCAACCTTTGTGCT